CTGAGGGACTGTCGCCTAACGGTTAAGGCCCACTGCTTATAACGGTGTGACCTGGGTTCAACTCCCAGCAGTCCTACTTTGGGGGTTTAGCAATCTGGTGAATGCAGTAAACTCATAATTTACCTAAGGTGAGTTCGATCCTCACAACCCCTATTGGACAGTTTAATTACTGTCCTCTTGACTCAAACAGTCAAAACCCTTATACTACTAAGGTCAACACGCAAGACAATGACAATCACTTCTAAGTTTAAAAAAGACATCACGACTCTTCGTTCTGCAGTGAATGGGGACTTCTACCTTGACGTAAAGAATCCGAAACTTTTCAAAAAGGTCCGCAAGTTTTATGAGAACGGCGGTGTTACTTTTTCTGGTGATCCTCTGGACGATTATGATATTCTCATTGATTGTCTGGCAGAAGATCTGGAACTTCAAGAGGTGGAGTGATGAAAATTCTCCTAGAGAAATTTCCCTATCGTTATGTTGAAAAGGGTGAACTTGAAAATGGTTCTCCCGACTACAGGATTCAAAAAGTAGATTCCTACACTGGAAAATATCAGGACATGTATCTTCTTGATAACCAAATGCAGTTGCTGACTGCGATGGAAGATTATGACTATACATGTTGGTTGGATCCTGCAGGTGTTCCTTGTTATCGTAAGGATCGCGTTACGTCAAATAAATAGGTTAGAATATTTTTTATCCTATCATGGCAACGAGAAAAACATCCTCTTCTGGTGCATACATGAGTCAGTATGATCAGGAAGTTGAAAAGAGACTTAAGGCTCTTGAGACCGAAGTTCTGTCACTTAAGGCACAACTTCAAGCAAAGGCTGAAGCACCAGCTGCTGCACCTACAGGTCTTGAGGGTAAGTTTGATGAACTCGTTAGAGTTTTGAAGATGAACGAGAGTCTCAATATCTCTAAGTTGTCGAAGGGTGTCCTTTGATGCAGTCGGTTAAAAAACCGTGGGGATACTACATTGATCTTGAAAGAACTTTCTTCCGAGTTGTGAAGAGAATCCATGTAAGTCCCAATCAAAAACTCTCCCTCCAGAAACATAAAAACAGAAGTGAATTCTGGTATGTACTTTCTGGGACAGGGAGAGTAACCCTTGATAACTATACTTTCCCCGCAAAATCTCAGAATCACTTTCATATCCCACCAGAGATGGTACATAGGGTTGAAGCTGGACCAGACGGAATTATGTTCTTAGAGGTTCAGGAAGGTGAGTGTGATGAGAGAGATATAATCAGAATAGAGGATGACTACGGTAGAGTCACGGACTGACTTTAAAAATGCCCTGGTCGGTAGAAGGTCCCCTTCTTCCCGCGTTTCTTAGTTCGTAAAACTAAGTGGTGGAGTCACTGGACCCAACTGAGTTTACTAATTCTCCAAAGATTAGTTGGTGCGGATGGAGGAAACTCCCGCCTGAGATTTAGTTATTACTCAGGGATAAAAATAACTTGGCGTGCATGGAGCCCATGAGGGAGGTCTTGACAAAGGCCTCCTTTTTTCATACAATACATATTATGTGGTATGATCTTTTGTAATGAAGATTGGATTTAATTGTAGTTCCTTTGACCTGTTTCATGCTGGTCATGTGACGATGTTGAAGATGGAGAAGGAGTTATGTGATTGGTTGATCGTAGCTCTTCAAGTTGATCCTACTATCGACAGACCAGGTATCAAAAATAAACCAACCCAGAGTGTGTACGAAAGGTATGTACAGGTACAGGGTTGTAGATACGTCGATGAGATTCTAGTCTACGAGACCGAAGAAGATCTTCTGAATATGATCAAGACCCAGAGGATCGACATTCGATTCTTGAGTGAGGAGTATAAGGATAGAGACTTTACGGGTAAACAATATTGTATCGATAATGATATTGAGATTCATTATCACAAGAGACAACACAAATACTCTTCTACCGAATTAAGAAATAGAGTGTTTGAACTTGAAACAAAGAAGAGAATAGAGAAATTTCAGGAAGATGTACCTGAACAATATTCTCCTACGATCCTTGATAAGTACGAACAAAAATGACAATTCTAGTAACTGGTGGTGCAGGTTTTATCGGTAGTAGTCTTCTCCGACAACTAGCACCCTTTAATGAAAGACTTGTTTGTGTTGACAAGTTTTCATATGCATCAAAGAAAGATAATGTTCCAGAGGATGTAGAACTTTACAAAGTTGATCTTGCAGATGAAGATGCAGTTAGATATCTTTTCGAACAGGAGACAATCACAGATATCTTTCACTTGGCTGCAGAGAGTCATGTAGATAATTCGATCAAGGATTGTAAACCTTTCATTCAAGCCAATGTGATTGGTACAGTCAATCTACTTCAATGTGCATTAGAGAATGAAGTAGAAAGGTTTATGCACATCTCTACTGATGAGGTATTTGGTTCTATCTCGGAAGGTTCATTCAATGAGGAGTCAAGATATAAACCAAGAAATCCTTACTCTGCATCAAAGGCTGCAAGTGATCATTTTGTCAATGCATATAACAAGACATATGGTCTTCCTACCGTGATTACAAATTGTTCCAATAATTATGGACCTAGACAACATGGTGAGAAGATGATCCCCAAAATCATCAATAATGTTCATAACGGTAAACCCATTCCTGTATATGGTGATGGTCAACAGATCCGAGATTGGATCTATGTTGAGGATCATTGTGATGCCTTGATTGAACTATGGAATCGTGGTACAGTGGGTGATAGGTACAACATTGGTGGTGAGTGTGAGATGAGAAATATCGATCTCGTCAATTACATTCTCCATCTGATGAATAAGACCGAACATCCCATCGAATATGTCAATGATAGACCAGGACATGATCTGAGGTATTCAACATCAAACAAAAAAATAATGACTGAAATTGATTGGTCACCAAAGACTGACATTGCAACTGGACTTCTCAAAACAATTCTCCATTATGAAAATCATTAATACTCCTCTCGATGGTGCGTATATCATCGAACAACCACGACACTATGATGATCGTGGATATTTTCTTGAGTCGTATAATAAGAGAGACTTTGCTGAGATTGGACTTGATGTTGAATTTGTTCAGGACAATCACTCATCATCTACGGTGAATGTACTTCGTGGTCTTCACTATCAGGTCAATAAACCACAAGGTAAGTTGGTCAGATGTATGAAAGGTTGGATTCATGACGTTATTGTTGATCTTAGACTGTCATCCAATACTTTTGGAGAACATTTCAAAGTCGATCTTCATCGACCTGAGTTGATGTTGTGGGTACCAGAAGGATTTGCTCATGGGTTCTACGTCAAGAGTGACAGAGCACATGTCTGTTATAAGACAACAGAGTATTACTACAAGGAACATAATCGTGTCCTTCTGTGGAATGATCCTGAACTTGATATTGAATGGGAAACATCGACACCAATTCTGTCGGGACAAGATAAGAGAGGTAAGACTTTAGAGGAGTGTGATAAGTATGAATAATCTATCAGTATTTGGTGCTACAGGATATGTCGGTAGTAATTACTGTCGAATGTATCCTGACAATATCCCTATTCCTCGTGGTCAGAGACATCCTGAGTCCTCTGACATCCTGTATTTTATCAGTACAACAACGAATCAAAATGTCTTCAAGGATCTACAGATCGACATTGATACTAATCTGAAGATTCTGACTGAGGTGTTGTCACACTGTAAGAGAACTGACACCGTATTCAACTTTGTCAGTTCTGGTTTTGTTTACGATAATGACATTATCGATGCCAAAGAAGACGATCCCTGTAATCCAACAGGTTTCTATTCGATCACTAAGAGATGTGCAGAGTCATTGGTAATTTCATACTGTAAGACCTTTGGTATTGACTATCGTATCTTCAGGATTGGAAACGTATTTGGTATCGATCCTACAGTTACTCAAGGCAAGAATGTTCTTGGATTTCTAATTCGATGTCTGAAGAAGAACGATCCTATTCAGATGTATGGTGGTGGTGATTATCAGAAAGACTACATGTATGTTGATGATGTGTGTAGAGCCATGGATGAACTCATGGTAAACGGAGATAAGAACGAGATCTATAATATTGGAACAGGCGTATCACGTTCCTTTAGAGAGATCATTGAGTATTGTAAGGAGAAAGTAGGTAGTACAAGTGAGATTCTTGACGTTCCTTTCCCTGATGATCAGGACTATCTACAAATAAAGAACTTCACAATGAATGTGGACAAACTCAATGCGACTGGGTTCGTTCCTAAACTTGACATTGACACAGGACTTGATATGATGTGTGAAGTCTACTAATTTTTTAAGGATACATAGTAAGTAATTTATGGATGTTATGACTGAGTATAAGAAAACTGCGCTGGTTCTCGGTGCAGGTGGATTCATTGGTAGTCACATGGTGAAACGACTGCGGTCAGAAGGGTATTGGGTTCGTGGTGTTGATCTGAAACGACCCGAGTATTCTGAGACTGAAGCAAACGAGTTCATTCAGGGTGACCTGCGTGATCCACAATTTGTTGCAAGGGTCATCCAGTTCAAGGGTGAACAAGGTAACTTCTATAATCACATTCCTTATCGTTGTGTTCGTCCCTTCGATGAGATCTATCAGTTTGCTGCTGATATGGGTGGTGCAGGTTTCGTCTTCACTGGTGAGAATGATGCAGACATCATGCACAACTCAGTTACTATCAACTTGAATGTTCTTGAGGAAGTTCGTAAACTTAATGAAACCTTTGATGGTGTGACCAGGGAGTATACTGAGTGTAATCGTCCTGGTTTAGATCAACCAACTAAGATCTTCTACTCTGGATCTGCTTGCATGTATCCAGAACATAACCAACTTGATCCTGATAACCCAGATTGTCGTGAAGAATCAGCATACCCAGCAGACCCAGACTCCGAGTACGGATGGGAAAAACTCTTCTCCGAAAGGCTCTACTTTGCTTTCAACCGTAATCATGGGATTCCTGTTCGTGTTGCTAGGTATCACAATATCTTTGGTCCCGAAGGTACCTGGGACGGTGGAAGAGAGAAGGCACCAGCTGCAATCTGCCGTAAAGTCGCTTACCTCCCGAACGTCGGTGGAGGAATCGAGGTGTGGGGAGATGGCTTACAGACTCGCTCCTTCCTGTACATTGATGAATGCATTGAAGCAACTCGACGACTGATGGACAGTGACTTCATGGGTCCTGTGAATATTGGTTCTGAGGAGATGGTATCTATTAATCAGTTGGTTGAAACTGCTGCAAAGGTATCTGATAAGGTAGTCAGAAAGATCTATAAACTCGACGCTCCTACGGGTGTCCGTGGTCGTAATTCGAACAACGATCTTATCCGTGAGAAACTTGGTTGGGATTACTCTCAGAGTCTTGAAGAGGGTATCCGTAAGACATACGAATGGATTTGTACACAGATTGAAGAAAAAAACGATGAAAGTATTTGATGTATTTCTCTTTGGTTATGAGTTAGATCTTTTGGAGATTCGGATGAATCTCCTTGATCCATACGTTGATTACTTTGTATTCAGTGAAGGTTGTAAAACTTTCTCTGGTGAGGACAAAGGGTTTATCTTTAAAAAGACTGACAAGAGATTCAAGAAATTCAAAGATAAGATCATCTACACGAAGATCAAAGAACCAACTCAAGAAGAACTTCAGGCTAAGGGTGTTGAATATAATGTGAAGAGAGAATCCTTCATGAGAGACACATACTACAAGGATAGTATGATGGAAGTTCTGAAGGAACATTGTACGGACGAAGATGTAATCATTTGGAGTGATTTGGACGAGGTTCCAAATCCCGAGGTGATTGCCCAATTTCGGGAATTCTATGCACCTGGTACGGTCTATAACTTTGCACAAGACAACTATCAAGCTGCCTTGAATTGGTTTGAGACAAGTGGTACCATCGTCTCCCAGACTCAAGACTTCTCCTATGAGGAGGAAGGACCACGTTGGATCGGTACAAAGATGTGTGACTTCGCCACACTGAAGAAGTATTCCATGACTCGTATGAGACAGGAACTACCAAAAGAAAACAACCTTCGTATCTACCCAGGTGGATGGCATTGGAGTACAGTTGGTAGTGATGAAGAGACATCAATGTATGATCGGGTGATGAAGAAGATCAAGTCTTCTGCACATACTGAGTTGAACAATGATAAACTCATTGGTGAATTGGAAGAACGTCTGAAGGATGGTCGTTCTCCACTTGGACAGGACAATGCATCTTATTGTATCTGTCACTTCGATGAAGATAGATATCCTCAGTATCTTCTGGACAACAAAGAGAAGTATTCTTATCTAATCAAATGATTGTTACTGAAATCTATAGGGGTTCTGGACTGGGTAACCAGATCTGGAACCTTGTCGTATCTAGAATCCTTGCACATCGACATGGATATGATTGGGGAGTTATGAAGACCACTCCGTTCAAGGCAAGAAAGTTTATGCCTGACTTTGACTTTGGTAAAGAAGTCATTGGTGGTTCTACCCCTAGAGAGGGACAACAACCTGTATCTCTCCCACAAGGTATTAAACATTATATTCGTGAACAGTCAATCCCACTCCCTCAGTGTGGACATGACGGTATTTTCTTTGATCCTGGTCTGTGGAATAACCTTCCTGACAATTCAAAGATCGATGGATTGTTTCAGTGTCTGACTTATTTGGAAGGTCAAAAGGACACTATCAGAGGGTGGTTGAAGACTAATATTGATGTCCGAGATTACTCTGATGATGATATCTGTGTTATTCACTTCCGTGGTGGTGAGTATTTGATTACTGC